ATGACTGAACCACATATTTATGACACGATTATTATAGGTGGCGGACCTGCTGGTTTATCAGCCGGTATTTACGCTGGCCGTTCAACAATGGATACCTTAATTATTGAGGGTGACCAAATTGGTGGGCAAGTCACAACAACCTCAACTGTTGCAAATTATCCTGCTGTTGAAACAATTGATGGTACAGCATTAGTCAATAGAATGCAGCAACAGGCAAAAAGTTTTGGTGTTCAATTCGTTTTTGATACCGTGACTGATTACAATTTTAGTGATGAGGTCATAAAAACAGTTACTGGTAAAAAAGATACTTACCATGCACGTAGCATCATCATTGCTACAGGTGCTGAACCTCATCAAGTTGGTTTCCAAGGTGAGCAAGATTTTCGAGGCCGTGGTGTGGCCTATTGCTCAACTTGTGATGGTGAATTATTTAGTGGATTAGAAGTATTTGTCATCGGTGGCGGCTATGCTGCTGCTGAAGAAGCTGATTACCTCACAAGATTTGCACGTCACGTCACCATTGTGATGCGATCTAATGACTTTACTTGCCCGCCACTAACTGCTGATCGTGCACGTCTCAACCCCAATATCACCATTTGGCCAAACACAGAAATTCAAACGGTGGCTGGTCAAAACTACTTAACTGATGCAACCTTTATTAACAACAAAACAAATGAGCAAACTACTTACCATGTTGCTGATGGTGATAATACATTTGGTATTTTTGTTTACGTAGGCACAGATCCGCAAACAAAAATGTTCCAACATGATATTATGTTGGATGAGCACAAATATATTGTGACTGATTCCCAGGGTCAAACGAATATTCCGGGGGTGTTTGCTGCTGGGGATGTCATTTCTAAGCCACTTAGACAAATCGTCACGGCGGCATCTGATGGTGCCAATGCCGCTACTAGTGCAGAGCTGTTTGTGTCAGAACAAAAGCACAGGCTTAATATTCCGGTTAACCGTTCCGCAGTGTCCGCTCCAAAAACTGACGTTACTAAAGGACCTACAAGTACTATTGATGCAACTAATCATTCTGCCCTTCCTACTCACAGTGGACAGTGGTTCGCAAAAGAAATTGTACAAGCCTTACAACCTATTTTTGATAAACTTACGCAAGAGGTTACCCTGCATCAATTGACAGACGACTCATCAAAAAGTCATGAACTTTCCTCATTTTTGGAAGAGTTTAGCCAACTAAGTAGCCACCTGAAATTTAAAATGGAACCTACTAGTACTGAACTAGAAAGCAAATATCATGTTCACCATATGCCAAACTTTAGATTGCTTACTGACAATGATGAAGATACTGGAATTCAATTTAGTGGTATTCCTACCGGACATGAGTTAAATTCTCTAGTTCTAGCGCTCTATAATATTGCTGGGCCTGGTCAAACAATTGATCCAGAGCTTGTCCAACGTATACAGCGTTTACCAAAAACAGATCTGAATATTGGTGTGTCGTTAACTTGTCATTTTTGTCCAGATGTTGTGGCTGCTTGCCAACACATTGCCGCAATTAATGATAATGTAACTGCCGAAATGATTGACTTGCAATTATTCCCTGAACTACGCGAATCACATCATATCATGAGTGTACCCGCGATGATTATTAATAATAGCGATAATGTTATTTTTGGTAGCCAATCACTGGAAGAAATCGTTTCCGCCATCGAGACAAGCAGCCCCTTGCCTGTCCATTGATTTAAATAAAAAAACAAACTACTCTAGGTTAAGTAGTTTGTTTTTTTATGCATACGAATATTAGAAGTGAGCCAACTCCGCTATTATTACGTGATACAATTAAAGAATGATAAATTAAACAAATAAAACGTTTGTAACTATGATATAAATATTTCAACAAATGATAAAAGGAAGTACACAGAATGCCCTTAGATGGACGAAACAACCTTTAATATCAAGCCTTACATATATAATATGTACAAATTGTGTACAAATAAAAAACGCCCAACCAGAAATTAATCCAGTCGGGCGGTTTTTTAATATATTCAATTTTGTAAGGAATTAACTTTCGCTTGTGCATCAGCTAATGCCTGTTGCGCTTTTGCTAGTTCATCAGCCTTAGCCAATTCACTTTGTTGTTGAGCAGCTTGTTCTTGCGCTTTTGCTTGTTCAGATGTCATTTGTGGGTACGTCTGATTCAATTCATTAATCAATGCAGCGTATTCTTTTTCAATAGCGTTCATGATTATTGCTTCATCGGTGTCTGATAACCCTAGCGCTGATAACGCTTGCTTGACGATATCAACGGCACCAGACTTCTTCGCTTCGCCCTCTAAATATTGTGTCACACCTAACTTTTGCATAGCTACGATTGCAGCCTTTGCCAATGGTGATAGAACGTTAATCAAAGTTGTGGCCTTGCTATTACCAGTAATGACTTTACCAATCCAACCGCCGATGATTGGAATAGCTGCCAAAGCGATTGCGATAATAACATCTGAAATACTATTTACTTGCATGTGATCTCCCTATTTGATTGTTGCAAACGACTTCATCATCGATACTGGCTCACCACCAATTTCAACATTGATAGTTGTTGCTGTTTGACTAATCACTTTGTACTTACCGTTCAAAGTGAAGTACTCCATACGTCCGTTATTGCCTTGAATGTATTGGTTACGCAATTTATTGCCATATTTATCAGTCAAAGTTAAGGCTGAGATAGGAATATAGTTGTTGTAATCAATCACTGGAATACTCATATCAATGTTGACACCATACATTTTGTTGTTGTACTTAGTCCAGTAATCAGCCACGTAGACACCACTAAAGGTTGCATAACGTGTCTTAGCCGGTGTGCTTGGTGAGTTAGTTGACCGTGATGGCTTTGAAGCTGTTTGCTCTGCTGGCTTATCATTATCCAATGAACCAACCACCATCACGTTACCGTCAACACCAAAGTGATTATTACCATACTGCCACATCTTAACGTTGCTCATATTTGGGAAATATTGCATAGGCGGCGTTGCTTGATTAGCAGTAGTTAGATACCAAGCTACCCATAAAGCGTTAGGATAACGTGCATTCACTCTTGATAAGTCAACGTTAGCATTCATGTAGTAGTAACCAGAGTACAGCATTGGCTTATAACCAGCAGCGTAAATCTGATCCATGAACGTCAAAATAGCTGAGGTGTTGTTAGCCTTATTTGCACCGGCACCCGCTTCATAATCCAGTGCAATGTAACTGCCCTTAGCTAATCCAGCGTTTTGTGCGTCTTGTACAGCTAGTTGTGCGTGATAACTCGCTTCACTCACTGAATCACCAAACTCACCCCAGAAATAGCCACCAGTTTGCATACCAACGGCATCAGCGTTATGAATCTGTGCGTAGGCTTTAGGATTGGCATAATGGCTACCCTCACCACCGCCACGACCGCCTAGCTTAACCATAGTGAAGTTATCACCATAACTCTTAAACTGGCTGAAATAGCTTGTGGTTGTGCCTTGATAACTGGCAATGTCAATACCATTAGTATTGGCTGATACACCTGAAATCGTGGCAACTAAAAAGGCAACTGCTCCAATAGAAGCAATCACCCATCGTTTTAATTTATTCAATTTTCATTCCTCCCATTTATCGTGTTTCCACGTTTCCAATTTAGTGAGTCGTATCTCATGGTTGTCCGTAATTGAATTAAACTTTCGCAATCCAACTTTCAAGCCTGCAATGTCATTTCTTAAACCCAATATTGAGTTCACAATGGTATTCTTCAATACCCACCACAAACCACCCAGAAGAATAGACCCCACACTTAGCCAACCCAACAAATCATGTGGCATTTGCATTTATTCACCTCCCTTAGTTAAGATGCAACATAATCCGCACCAGTTATTTCCTTATACTGTTCTGCAGTAATCCACTGTACTTGCACGAACAGTTTCATATCATCAGCGTTGTAAAGTCCCATATCAAAGAATTGAATTACCGTCTCAGCCATGAGTTGTCTCCTTTTTTAATTGTAAATATGCTACTTGCTTAATTAATTCAGCGTTTTGTTGAAGCAAACGGGTATTCGTTTTCGCTTGATTAATCTGTGCTACTGCTAGTTGCTTAGTCAAACCAGAAATTAATTCTTCCGATGTTTTATCCTTTGAATAACGTTTTTTTTCAAAATCTTCTTGACTTATTCCTATTATTGTTTTTTGAACGCTGTCAAATAAAAACGGTTTACATATTCCGTCCTCTGGTTGATTAAATGTTTCATTGTCCAATAATTGGTAATCATCGTCAACTATTTTAGCGTATAACGTATCATTTCCTTTAATGCCATATACAGTGCTCATAAATTCAACTCCTTAATTTTCTAGATGGTCATGCGGATAGACTTTTGTCACTATTTGCATCTTAGTATAATTCCCTTGGTCTGTATAAATGCTAACCGTACCACTAGAAGAATCAAAAGCGCCTAATTTAATACCGTTTGATGCATCAACGTTTAAATGGATATTTCCACTTTCATCCACATTGCCAGTCGCTTTTAACGTTTTGTCCGTCCCCAGAATAGATGCAAATAATTCTATGATTGCAGACTTAACTTGGAATGCGTTTAGTGCTTGTTGAGTGGGATAGAACGTTTTTGTTGTGAATCGCGGATAGCCCGTTATTGGTGTTCCATCAGGTATAACATTATTACTGATTGCACCTTGTTTTGAAAATGCCCTCCCACCATTCAACGCTTGTAATATATTATTATTAATTGATACGTTGATATTATTATTTGTTAGATTAAAAGCTTTTTGTTGAGTTTCTTTTGGTGTACCAACCAACTCATTTCCGTTAATAATTATTTCTCTGAACGAACTAGCGGAATTAGACACACCTACTGACGTTCCCTGAGCGCCAGTGACCGCTATCCATGTATTTGTGAGCATTAATACTTGCCCAGCATCCAAACAAATTCCATAATCTCCACAGAAATCCAACACGCTATTACTAATATTGATAGATGTTCCATGACTAACATTAACCGCTACATTACATTTAACAATAGTGGTATTATCTATCATAAATCCTTCATTATAGTAAACGGTAGGGTTATCAATAGTTACTGGAGCAGGAAGGTTGTTTAATAAAATGCCATTGGTTGCGTACCCGATAAATGAATTGCTAATTGTATTATTAATTGAGTAGTTAAATTCAAATATCGTCCCGTGTTCGTGTTCGGTGTCATTATCTACTCTGATACGTGAAAAGTGAGATTCTTTTACTGCCACTCCATAAATAAATGAAGACCAATTTCCATTACGTGAATGGATATTGTCAAAATAGTTAGCATTTCCTTGTATTTTCATACCAAAAGCTTGTGCATCGTGGGGTTTTGTTAACCAAAAGTTTTTAAATACTAATCCACTTGTGAATATGTTTAATAAACAGTCAGATTGTTTCAACAGTTTTAAAGTTGCCATATTCCCATCAACAGTAAGTCCAGTCTTTATATGCAATGGCTCGCTGATGGCGTATGTTTTGTTAGAACTAAACACAATATGTCCATTTGGATTGCTGTCAAAGGCAGACTGAATAGCCGCTGTATCATCAGTAACACCATCTCCTTTAGCACCATACCAAGCAACATTGACACCTCTATCGTTGAATTCGTTGTTCAGTTTATCAACAACCGTTTGTCCCGATGGCTGTTTAATACTCGATATATTACCAAAATCTTTTCTTAAAATAACACCATTTGAATTAATTAAATTCGTGTACTCAACGATTTGATTATGGAGGGCTTGTGCCTTATCAATACTATCTTTAACAGTGGTAGCATAATCATCAAACTTCTTTTTTACTTGGGTGATTAAATCGTCATATTCACTGAGATAATCTTTTGAATTAATACCGAACTCTACTCGATTTTCTAGAATATTAATAGCTACTTCTAATGTCGAGTCGGCAATCACATTCTTATTGTTATCAGTGTGTGTAATCTTGAAAAAGGCTTGTTGTACTGTCCCGGCGACTGAAAAGACTTGTTCATTAAAGCTATAACGAACAAGTCCTGCTGGTGCATCGAGTACGGTAATACCTTCATAATCAACAATGTGGGTGTTATCTGGTTTTAGAGCTTCAAATGCTACCTGCTTGCCAGTTAAATCATAAGGAACATTCTTATCACCGTCCCAAAATAACATGGTCACGAACTTTAATTGACTATCCCCTTGGCGGCCAGTAATTAATTGTTGTGGTGCCGACTGCTTAGTCACATCAAATGACAAATATTGATTAGACATCTAAAGTACCTCCCAGACGTTTTATAGCCCGTTCTATTACATCAATTCTTTCTGGTGCCGTTTCAAACACATGCCCATTGATGTTTGTTCTCATCAATCGGACTTCTGTTGATGATTCGCCCTTATCGCTACCAGCGTTGATTGTGTAGGCAATGTTTCGTATGCCTTTCAAAGCATTGTCTAGTTGTTCTTGTGAAATACTTTGATTGCCGCCCAACGCTTGATCAATAATTTTAAAGTTGCTAATTAGTTGATTACGCAAACTGTGGTCGAGGCTATTTGATAAATTCAAATCAAGCATTATTTACCTCCTTTTCTGTTGTTAATTTACCGTCATCATCTACTGTGACATTGAACACCGTGCCATTAGGTGACGTTAATTGTAGCCCACCTGACAACTTGGTTTGACCCTCGTAAGTCTTATTACCTTTAATCGTTTCATTGCCTTGATTTGTTGGCACTGTGTACTTAACGCCATTGATTAGTAATGCACCGTCATCATCAAATGACAGGCTATATTTTGTGCCTTTTGGCGAGTTAAGAGATAAGTTAGGTAAAACCAAGTCGTCAAAATCAGTGGCTTTAAAATGAAAACCATCTGGAGTAATTAAAATTCGCAAACTATTAGCAGTTCCATCTGGCATAACTGCAACACCAAAATTGCGAACGCCTAACTTTCCATTCGTAATCGTTGGTCTAACCTGTTGTGACATCTTTACCTCCGTATTCTCCGTATTCATACCAGATTCCATCTTGCGAAATCACATTCAATTTAGCATTCGCGTCCTTAATCGCTTTAGCTAGTGTAGCACTGTTTTGTTTAGCTTGATTAAGCTGTTGCTTGTTACTTCGCTGAAAATCCAATACCGTCTTAGCGTTACTATTCAAAGTGATTGACGGCTTTTGCGTTGGGTCTAGTGGATAATAGCTGTAAGACATCACCATCACATTTGTAACAAAACCAGTATCAAGTATTTCTAAACGCCTGACTTCACCCGGTATTGGCACATCGGTATCTAAATAATCAAGTGTGATTGATATTGCTGGTTCGGTAACAAATTTTGCTTTAGCAGCTGCATCAGCAGCGCTAACATCATGAAATCTTTCATCACTAAAATCTCCACCATCCCACATACCATACTCACTAATCGAAGTATCATCTTTCACCATATGTGGTTGAAAATAAACCGAACCATCATCTTTTTTTGTACTAATAACCGTTAATTGATTAATGATACTGGTTGAATCATAAGTAATTGCGACATTATCAGAGTTGTAACCATAACCTAGCCGATTGCCTAAATTAGTAGCAAAGTTGGCTTTATCATAAACAACAATTTTTTTATTGTCGGGATAGATATAAGCGTCTGGCCAAGTTGAAATAATCTGACTTAGCCCATCAAAAGCGTTGTTACCACCTAAGTCAGTAATTTGCTTGTTAGCAAAGTTTCCTTTTACATCAAACGAGTAACCAAAGCTGTTATTGCTCAAATAAAAAGACAGTACATCACTAACCGAATAAGTTAGCGTACCGTCTTTTTTATTATGTTGGAATATCTTTCTGACATCCAAATAGATGTGAGTTGCCGTAATCGCAACCGTGTTGTACCTGCCTGAATAATTTGGAACACTTTGCTTAATGACAAACTGTTGTCCTTGCCACGTGATGATATTTTCAGAAACCAACAAAGCATAAGCAATGCTATTATCGCTGTAAGCCGTGAACGTAATCTGATAGGTACTATTATTTTCCCAACTAACATTAAACGTCGGTTTGACAATGGATTGAAGCGGTTCGTTTAGGGTGCCATCACGCTTCATCACCGTTACTACTTGACTAGTCAATATAAATAAACGGAAAACTAAAAGTAGTTGTATGACTGGTAGCACCCGATACCGTAATGTCATTCCAACCTTTTTCTAGCTTGATATATCCAAAGTTTGTATTTTGTGAAGCTGGATTACCATTTAGAGTTGTTGATAAACCGTTTAAAACCAAGTTGTCACTTGATTGGATTGCCCTATTATATTGATAATTGGTTCCGTTTGTGTTGTTCGTAATCTGGTATGAGTTGCCCGAAAACCGAATCAGTAACATCAAGTCGTGCCGTTGATAATAGGGGTCAATCGCAATATCACTAGGATTATAAACCTTAAAATGATTAGCGGTTTGTTGATATACTGGCTTTTCATTCAACTTAAAGTTCATACCAAATGATGTATGATCTACATCAATTGCATCACTTCTAACTAATGAATATTTGTATCCTGTTGGTATTTCAAACTGAATTGAAAACAAAGAATCATCATAGCCATCAGCTATAAATTTAATTTCAAACGTTGTTGGTCGACCATACATGACTTTTTGCAAATCAACGTCTGTTCTAAATCTACATAATTCTCTATCGCCAAACAATTGATAAACTTCATGACGTAATAACTTCTGATCGTAATAATCTCTTGAATGTAGTAAAAAATTAGAAGTGAAAACTAACTTTCCAAAAGTTGTTCCTGTAAAGCGACTGCCATCTCTAGTTGCATCATCTTGGTATTTATTATTAAACGTTGGCGTTGAATCACCACCCAGGTATTCAACATTGGGCAGTCTTGTCGTCAAGTCAAACTCATCTTGACCTTTCAATTTGATTAAAAATGTTGGTTTGATAATATTACCTCCTATATCAGTGACTGATAATCACGTAGGTTAACGTCACTGGCTTGTTTTTTATATAAGTCATTCTTATCTAGAACTGCGTTTACTGGCACTGGACTACCCTGAACCTTAACAAGTTGGGTTAATAATTCTACTGCCTGTACGAGATAGTTAATCACATCTGAATCAGAATTTGTTGATGTGCCTGTAGCACCATCACGCTGAGCCATTGCTACTGCTGTTTTACCAAGCAATTCAAAGCCTCTAGAGCTCTTCATACCACTCAATGGGATTATCATTTCTGGCTGGTTACCCTCACTAATTTCAGCAATCTGATGCTTCGTAATCAAGCCACCGTTTGCATAACCGTGACCTTGACCTAAGAATGATAGGCTGTCACCATAACGATGCTTAGCATAGTTCAAACCAGCTAGAATGTTATCATAACCATTCATGATATTCTTGTGACCACCCATAGCATAGGCTCTAAAAGTGGCAGGTGTAACTTGCATTAGTCCACGAGCTTCGTTTCCACCCGTATTCACGTCTCTATAACCATGTTGAACCGCTTTGGCATTTCCACCTGATTCAGTCTGAATCTGCTTTAATACCTTAGATACCATTGAGCCTGAGGTACTTAAACCTAACTTACTCAAAGCTTTCTTAACGTCACCACTCCAACTTTGCACATCATTGTCAGCACCAGTAGATGAGTCATTGATAGGAGCAATAAACTTCTGAATCCATTCCATCATGCCACCAGTTTGCTTCTTGATTAACTTAGATAGTGGGTTGTTCGTAGCAACCTCTTTGGCTTTAGCTCCTGCACTTCTACCAAAATCTAAGAATGTAGTAGCTCCTGATGCCCTACGTCCGTTATAGGTGTGGTATTGACCGTCACCGCTCCAGTTATATTCTTCACCACTTATCTTGTCGCCTTGAACGCCTGTTACTATCGAAGCGTGATTGCCAAACTCTGAACCCGCAGCATAAACAGCAACGTCTCCTACTTTAGGTGTCTTTGAATGAGGTACCTTAGCATTAACCCAATCAGCACCATTACCTAAGTGACTGAATAGACTTGCTGATACTCCCAAGTTCTTTAATCGACTAGCTATGAAACTGACGCATTCACGATAGAAGTAACCCCAAGGGTCAACTCCAGAATCTTTGGACTTGTTCTTAAAGGCATAATCATCACCCTTAGACCCTGTACCACTTGATGAGCTTTCAGATGCCATGCTCCATAATGTCGACCACCAGTCTTTAGCAGTAGATGTTACCTTTTTATAAGCACCACCTGCTACGCCATCCATGACTGATGAAACACCACCACTTTTAAGGTTTAATACTTTCCCTAATGTTCCTGATGGGTCTGCTACAGCTCCTGTAATGTAACTAAACATCTTAGTGAACTTGTCGACACCATTCTTTAAGCCACTCCATGCACTGCCTGCGATATTTGAAACAGCGTTACCAGCACCTGATAGTAACTTACTCCAGAACCCTGTACCACCTGCGAAATGTTTAACACCTTGTAGACCCATGAACATTGCTGTTTCACGTGCGTTTAGAACTTCTGTTCCAGGTAATAATAGCCTTTCAATATTTTGACCCTGAACAATCTCCATCTTGCCATTAGGGTGGATTAATGTTTCTTTATTGCCAGTTTCTGGGCTATCATTACCATCATTTAGAACTGCGTGTGTAAGCTCCTGTATAGCTCCTGTACCATTGGCAAACTTAACCCTTGGTATTTTACCTATAGCATGTTTAGAGCCACCAAAGTCATGAATAAGCCCATTAATACCGTCTATACCAGCGTTAGGAATTTTGATAACAGCATTTATACCGTCACCAGCTAACTGTTTCATACCGTCCCACATTGCCTTGAAACCGTCTTTAATTCCATTCCATGTGTTACTGAATGACTTACCAATCTTGCCTAGCACATCGTCAAATGTACCCTTAAGGCTGTTGATTGAATTGCTACCAAACTTCTTAATATTGTTCCAGGTATCACCAAAGAAGTTGAATATTGATTTCCAACTGTTTACCCATCCTTTATAGATGTTGTGGGTCGTATCACCTATAAAGTCTTTGATGCCGTTGTAAATCTTAGATACGTTTTTGAATATGCTATTGAATATATCCCCAATAGACTTACCCATATTCTTAAAGAAGTTAACAACATCTTTTACCAGGTTATTAACGGCTTTTCTGAACTTAGCATTATGCTTATATACCAGTGCAAAGGCACCAGCAAATGGATTCACGATGAATAATAGAATCTCTTTCCAATCCTTCTTTACGAAATTAAGAATATCCTTAAAGAAGTTCATGATTGTTTTATAAGCTTTCATGAACCACTTGCCAATTCCTTTAAAGAACTGTTGGGCTGACTTAACTAAGTCATTTACAAAGTTTCTAAATTTCTTGTTATGCTTATACAATTCTGCAAAGGCTATCACTACTGCGGTAATAGCTGTTACAAGTAGAATCAGTGGATTAGCTTTTAGGAAGTTAAACGCTAGCTTGATACCTGTACCAGTAACTTTAGCTGTCTTGACTAAACCAGCTAATGCTAGTGAAGCGCCCTTAGTGGCTATTTTGGCTGTAAATACGAGCCCTTTACCAATAAGCTTGCCACTTTTAATTACTGCACCACCTAGTAATTCAAGTGATTTTAAAAATACTTTCGTTGCTAACTTAGCAGTCCACCATAAAGCCTTACCAGTCTTGATAGTGGCATCGCCAATTAACTCAAGTGATTTTAGAACTGACTTAACAGCAAGTTTTCCCGTCCAAACTACAGATTTACCAATACCTTTACCAATCTTACCTATAATCCCTAATTCGCGCTTAGCACCGCTACCATCAACCTTTGGTTTAATAATCAGTCCTGACAAGGCACCAAATACAGCTTTAGTTTTTCCAAAAACCGCAATCGTTGATAAAGTAGCTTTTAATGCTAGGTTCAAACCTAAAATAGATCCGGCTAAAACTTTAAAGGTTGTTGGATGTTTGGATGCAAACTTCCCTAAATCTTCTAATAATGGTAAGGCTATTTTGAGAGTCGTACCCATCGTACTAAAGCCTGTAGCACCTAACTCCTTGACCATCTTAAAGAAGTCTTTAATGTCATCAGCATGTTTAGCAACCCAATTACCAATCTTTTCTATTGAATCAGCTGTAAAGTTAGCCATATCAGCTACTGGGTTAGTCTTACTACCTTTGAATGAACTGCTGAATGCTTTAACAACTGTGTTAACAGCCTTATTTGCACTGTCACCTATACGGTTAAATGACTTATCGACTTCTTTACCATCTAATGACTTAGATAGACCTGATAACATGTTGTTAGATTGGCTAAAGAAGGACTCTGTTATCTTTCCTGAAAGACTCTTGTAGCGTTCCTCAAAATGTTGAGTGAATCCGTCAAAAGTTTTCTGGTAATTTTCAAGTCCCTTGGTACCACCCTTCATCTTTGACATCTCTTCGATACCATTGCCTAGGTCTTCCATGGATAACTTACCGTTCTTAGCAAGATCTCTAAGCTTGTCTTCAGTAATACCCATATGTTGTGCCATAGCTGAACTGAATCCAGGCAATGACTTATTAACCTTAGTCAAGGATGATGATGTAATGTCACCAGAAGCTGCTATCTTACCAAACGTACCTATAGAAGCTTGTAACTTTTCGTCACTCATTCCAGTGGAACGTCCTACGTTTATCCAAGCATCACTAAGTTCTTTAGCCTTGTCTACGTTCTTACCCATGAACCCAAAGGATTTCTTAGTAAGCAATGTAGTGGTATCAAGTGCATAACCAGAAGCCTCATGAGTCTGTTGGATAATATCTTTTAACTGACCTGATAGCTTACTGTTACCATTCGTAAAGTTATCTAAACCTACGTTGATGTTCTGTAGTTGCTTGTTGTAATCTACACCAGCTTGAAAGATGCCACTGATATGTGATTGAACTGATTGCAAAGCATTAGTAATACCAGATGCAATTAAGTTAGCACCTAAAAACTTACCAAAGTTACCCCGTGTCTTGTCTAGCTTGTCATCAATAGATTCTAGCTTACCTTTTACAGTAGCTTCACCTACTACCTCTGGCTTAATCTTCACATCGTTAAAATGCTTAATATCACCTGTAGTATTTGCAAGCTTGGCACCCATTTGCTCTACACGTAACTCTTGGCGCTTATAGGAATCAGAAGACTTATCACCTTGACTAGCTAATTCCTGTAATTCTTTCTTTTGAATTTCCAGTTGTTTTGTGTAATTTTCTTGAGTATTTTTTAAGCCTTCTAGTTTAACCTTTTGGGCTTCCTCTGTGCGTCCTTCTGCTTCAAGCTTTTGCACTCTTGCATCAGTGAGAGAATTACTGTGTTTTAATTCATCATTTAAGCTGGCTAATCCTGACTCTTGGTATTTATAAGATTGGGTAGCTTTTTCTAATTGCCCTTGGTAACTAGTATATTGACGTTCCGCTTTAGCCAGCTCACCATTTAGATATTGTTGTAAATCTTGCCCCTTCTTTGTGCTTGTGTTTACATTATCTAAACCACTTTTAAGGGCTTCTATTTTAGTCTTTTGGGCTTCTAAGGTACTTTGCAGTCCTTCGTATTTAGCTTTGGAGGAGCTAACCACATCTCCTGAAGCCTTATACTGATTTTCCAATATTTTAGCTTCAGCGCTACTATTTTTAACTTCACGCGTTAATTCTTTTAATGCTTGCGAGGCACTATTTGAATCAAGCGTTAAATTAGTAGCCATTTCATTAACGATTTGTTTAGCCATTGTTTACCTCCTTTCTAAATAGATTGTTCTGCTGTATCTGGATCAATACCCAATGAAGCCATGAACTGTGAACCAGTCATTGGTCGGTCTTCTTGACTTTGAGCGCTTAATACCTCGTTCAAACGATAAAAATCTTCTTCCTCAAATTCAGATGGCATGATGTGTAAATTCGTTAAAACATTTTGTTCGTTATAATCAAAATCTTTTATGGCCGTATCAAGAGCATCATATCTTTCTCTTAAGCTTCTAAACCCGCTTCTTCTTCGGTTGCTTCAACTGTTTCAACATGTAACAATTCAGAACTGATACGTGTAGCTAATTGAACTGTTTCATCAAAACTTAGATCATCTACTTTATCAGCTTGTGCATCTGTTAGATTGAGTACATCAACTACGTATTCAATTACTTTTGTTTGCACATCAAGCATCATGTCAATCATTTCTTCTGCTTTTTCTGGATTGTCACTATCTGCTAGTTCTTGGTCAATAGAAAGCTTTGTCATCAACTTTTGTAATTGCCATGTTTTACGAATATTTTTGTTTGATTCTTTTACTTCAAATGACTTTTTGATTCCCAATTCTTTTGCAACATTAATTTTTACTGACATGATTTTTTCTCCTAATATATTTGTTTTGGAGCCTCGTTTTGAGACATAATAAAAAGCCGCTAAGCGGCTTGCGAATTTATACACCCAGTCCTGGTACGACCGTCTTGAAGACATCTGCCAACATAGCTGACTTATCGAATTTTGGTGCTGAACTAAAGAAATACTTACCAAAGCCATCATCACCACGTTCCAAATGAGCAATAGTAATCGCATCAGTGGCACGGTTGTCATTGGTATTGTTACTTGTCAAAGTATGACTAGCTTCTGATGCCGTACCCATATACATACCAATATATAAAGGCTTGTTAATATCAAATGATTCAGCTGATTCAGCCAAAAATGCAACTCTGTTATTAGGGTCTGCCTTACCTGTAATAGTGAAACCACCCTTACTATCAGATGGCATACCTAGCACAGCCATTTTAATTTCATTTGGCAACGCATTGATTGTAATCACTGATTGAGCATTACCCTTACCAGCTGACTTGTAAACTAATTTGTTGCCACCGAAAATATCAGTAGTAGAACCAAACAAATTCGTTAGTGCAACAGAAGCAACACCGAATGAATTATCAACTGTTACATCAAAAATACCAGTTTTATCTGTTGTTGCCTTATCTGTGTATTTGAAGATTCCGTTAGCGCCGGTTAAAACGACACCTTTCTTGTCTACCAGTGCTAATTTAGCACCCGCAATTCCTAATGTTGCCATGTATTATTTCTCCTTTATAACTTTGTTCCGTGTAACTTGAATAGTTTGATAATCCTGTGGAATTTCGGGAGATTGTAATACTCTCCCTTTAATGTCGGCTATCGTATAACCATTTGCAGTTAAGAACCTCATCAGTTCAATCTCTACATCGTCATAATCCAAATCACTATCAACTGAATAATAGATTTGAATAACAACGTTTTGAGCTACAGAGTTGAACGTATTGCTGCCGTAACTGCCTAAAATGCTATATGCATCCCTAACTAAAAGAGACGTCTGATTTGCAGGCGCCTCTTGTGGGATTAACTTAGGATAAATACCATCAGCCCAAGTCACGTGTTCTTTTATTAAATTAAAGGTATCCATTACTACTGTCATGAACTACCCCATTTCTTTTCTTGTATTTTTTTTAGCACTTTCGATTGTGCTTCTAAAACTTCATTTTGCGATTTGTCTCTGGCGTTGTCAATGAAACTATCACCAGGTACATTAACGATTTTTCCGTCTTTGGTTTTTCGTCTCGTACCATCATTCAGGAAGCGTGCGATACGAGCATGATTAGCATCCTTTTTAGTGAATCCAACCGCTGTACTACCGTCTGCCTTAGTTCCATCTAAATTACCAACATCTACGCTATCAGCCAAATGTTTCATTTTACCAATTTCACGATTAGCATTGTAGTGGCCTGCATCCTTTGTTGCTTGTTTTAGGTTTTTAGCAAGTACATCTGCACCGGCTTGTGTAATTTCTTCACGTTCTTCAATCGTCAAGTTAACAACACCGCCTATTTCTTGCAACATTTCATCAAGTTGTTCAGATAAATCAGCCATTTTTCACCACCTTTTGTAAGGTTATGAGGTCGACAGTATCACGCCCAAACGACTTATCGGGACTGATATTGTAGATACTATAAATAGTGTCGTTAATCTTAACGTTTAGTGTTTTTACTACTGAATCATCATGGCGAATAGCAATCAATATTGTTTCAGTGATGTTTTTGCCAGCAAATGTGTACTGTTGCGTTAAGTTTTGTGTTCGATAACCAAACCATCTTGAAAATGATGCCACAAATCCTTTTATGGCGTTACCATTCTTAGGATTGTAACCAGTTGTTCCCTCAACACCAAATTCAGCACGTTCGTTAAATTCAAGTGGGTTTATCGCCATCGAACGCCCCCTTTTCTGCTAAATAATCGGCATAATTACCTCGTAATTGAGCAATAATGGAATTAGTAGCTAAATCAACTGGAAAGGCTTGAACTAATGATAATGATGTCCTAAACGTATAATAGCCACTTGCTAAAGCGATGGTAGCTACATCTACAAGTGGAGAAATATTATCACCGGCATAAAATTTATCGTCATCAGTACCAATAGCGTTTTTAATGTAATTGGTCGCTGCTAAGATATATCCATTTAACAAATCATCATCAACAGCAGAGTCAACTCGCAGAGATATTTTTAAACTATCTAAAGTTACTGTCATGCAACCTCCTAACACCCGCCCACTTTCGTGTACTGTTTATTTCCTAAGCGAGTAAGTTTAATTACTTGCCAGCCGTAAAGTTAGCCGTTTGGTCAGCGATTGCCTTAAATGAACCGGCAACAAACGCTTCTGTATCTGTTGCTACAACATCAAAGCGATCAATCACACGAATCTTAGTCAAGTCCTTTTCAAAGGCACCAGCGCCAACGTTCGTTGACAACAAAGACATTTGTTGACGGTCAAACAATGTGACAGCTTGCTTTAAGTCACCAAAATACAATGGGTGCGAACCTAATACATCTGGCAACCAACGATCAGCCACAACTTTAACTTGCTTACCATCGATAACTTTTACATCTGACTGTGTAGGGTCTGGTTGTAGCAAATAGTTTCCCATTGCATCCTTTACCTTATTCAAAACAGCTAATCCTGATACGTTAGTCAAGAAGAATGACGTGGTAGCAACAGCAGGGTCAACGGCAGTTGATACCATGTCCTTAACATCATCAAACTTGGCAATGGTTGGCTTTTTAGGTGCGGCGTTCATTACCGCAATAATAGCCTTGTTACGAGTAACAACAACCTTCTTAGCAATCCATGATGACAACCATGCCAAAATATTTTCAGCCGTGTCATTCAAAAGTGTATTGGTTACTGTTGAAATACCAGCATAGCGCTTGATAAGGTATTTAACGATTGCTAACTTAGGGTCATCGTTATCTCCAATAGCCGCATCATCTGCATCCAAGTTGGCCAATGGTGTAACATCAGACCATTTCTCGTATACGCGTGAACCCGACAAAGTTGATACTGATTCAACATTGACATATTGTTCCAAGGCATCATATTGGCGAACAAGCGTGTGAATAGCTGTTTGAATATCTTGTGGAATAGTCAAACCAATAGCGTTACCGCCCGAATCAGTGCTTGAATTAATTTGATTAATCACGGTTGGTACACCTTGGATCATGCCCTTAAAATTATCAACGAACTTTTTCTTCAAGTCGTTTTCTTTTGGCGTTAATTCAGGTGTCGGCTCTACGATTTCATCAACTACGTTTTCAGCTTGTGCTTGCACCAAGTTTTCGTGTGCTAAGTCACGCTTGGCGATTGCATTTGTAATTTTTGTTTGGATATCAGCAACATCTTCTGCAGAAGCAGCATCATCATCAACCATGAGCTGTGCTTGGTTTTGTAAATCAGAGACTTTTTGCCCTAAATTCACCCATTTTTCGTTCAAATCATTAATATTTACTGCCATATTGGTTATTTCTCCTTGTCTTTTCCCAATAAAATAGCCAACTTACTTTGCTTTAAATCGCTAGTAGGTTGACTATTTTTTGCTTTATTTTCTAGTTTTTCAGTCTTTTCGGACTTGTTCAGTAGATTAAGTAGCTTGTTAACGGCTGATTTAGGCACAATATTAGCTGTTGTGTTGGAAAATGCCGCTTGTTTTTCATCGACAAACATGATTTCATCAGCAAAACCCTTATCAACGGCTTCCTGAGCGCCAATCCACGTCTCTTGAGCCATCATATTAAGCAAGTCGCCCTGTGGCATACCTGTTTTTGATTCATAGGCATTAGCAATCGACTTATCAATGCCATCCAGTACATTAATTTCATGAGCTAGATCATCTTTGTTACCGCCTCCATAACTAGCTGCTTGATGAATCATAAGTTGAGCAGTTGGCGAAATATTAACTTTGTTTCCAGCCATGGCGATGACGCTTGCAGCACTGGCTGCCAAGCCTTGAATGTTAACCGTTACATTAGCCTTATATTGGCGTAACATAGTGTAAATTTCACTAGCAGAAAATACATCTCCACCGTTTGAAGCAATATTCACTTCGACGTCATCGTCATCATCTCCATCATTTAGGATTTGAGCAACCGCACTTGGTGATGCACTAGGAATTCCAAAGAAACTATAAAACGCGGCAGTTTCATCATCAACGACCGTGCCTTTAATATCAATTGTTTTGGTCAATATCTTCACTCCTTTCTGTATTTGTTTCAGGAATATCTGGCATGTCAGGTGGCAGATACCCTGTCTTTTTAAGCAACCACTTTGCTTCAGCGGCCGTCAGTGTGTTACTTTGCTTAAATGTGTTTATATTTGTGGTGTAATCATCGTTTACTGGGTCAATAGCTGGTTTAATGTCGATATCAACCGAAGATGATTGCTTATTTGATAATTCGCTGGTAATAGAACGTCCAAACCTCATAAGAGCTTTGGCGTAGTCACCACCTATCATTTTTAACGAGCTTTGTTGGTCACCTTGTCCGTTTAAAACTGAATCAGGTATGCCATAGGCTTTTGCAATTTGTTTTGAAGTCCAGTCTGTTTGAGCAAGCAACTTGGAAACATCCCCTTTGATTTCAAGCGGTGTATAGGTTTCTAGCTTGTCAATTACGACTGGACCGCCATTGGAATTATTGATTTGGTTCATGAATTGCCGTGACAAAGCAGATTTATGCTTGGCTTGCATTAATCCACCGCTGTCAACTTCCAAAATACCAGGTGTCAAAACAGATTTTGCTAAGGCGTTGATAGTTAGCTTGTTAGACGAGTCTTTAATTTTTAACTCACTAGCCAACGACCTTAGTGGACTGATTCCGGTTGCGCCGCCGTTTTGACTTAGCAACCTAAAATGAATCATATCTCCTGATGGTATGCTTTGCTTAATACCAACTAACGGCGAATCGAATGTAACATTGTAGTACAATCCGGAATAATCATCTAGCGGGAATACACTAACTTGACTAGGTCTCAAATATTCCCATCTGATATCTATTCCGTTGCGATTACGCCAACGATATACAAAGGCTTCACCACCCAACAATAGTTGAGCATATACCGCTTGCCAAAAGCTATGTCCGTTCGTCCAAGTCGTTGGATTATTCAACATACTCTGATTCTGAGAATTATCAGTAATTAACTTTGATGAAGCTAAATCTGCGCTTAATTGAAAAACGGTAGAGTAAATATCTGAATTGCGCAATGCAACATCTGCACTTACGTAATCATCTTTACCTACCGGATTCAGAAAGTTCACAATTTCAGGATCATCAAAATTAATTTCGTTACCACCACCCACATCTAAGCTGTTTAGAAAGCGCGGGCTAAATAATGGCAAGATTAATCACCTCCTTTCAGTGTGCTATTAGCAATCATTTCAGTGACTAATCCTGTAACAGCAAATGAAATAGCTAGCGTAACGCCACCCGCTATTTCATTTAAGCTAAACATTGCCCAATTAATCGTAATCAACGCTGCTAAATAGCACATCAAGTCAAATATTCGCCAAATAAACGGCAATAGTTGTTTAAATATCATAGTTCGTCTCCCATCAATCCGGCTTCATCACTAAGTAGCCAGTCTAGTTTTTGTTGTGGCGTCATTCGTTCAATCTGCTTTTCAGGGTCATTCACATCCGAATAATCTTCAAAATGTATCATCCCCTGATATAAGGCATCAATAATAGCATCGACAACATCAATTTTTAGCGTTGCTTTTGCTTTATCTACCTGAATACCTATCTTGTCTTCAATGACTTGTGCGTTCAACAGCGCTTTTTCCATTATTTTGTCATCAAGCCTTGTAATTGAACTCTCAACAAAGGCTGACTGTAAGAACTTGGTGGGGTCTTTTAATTCACTAGTCCGCTGTCTAATGGCCATCAAGTTCCAAGATGTGTTTAATTCGAGCTGTTTAATTGCTGGTGTTGCACCCCATGCATCGTAACCAAAAAAGACAACTTCTAATCGGTTGTCTTCTACGTAATTTAATAACCATTGATAAACCTGATCATCATTTATCAGTCCTTGTGGATGCGAGGTGATTGTACAATGACCTTTCTTAGCCAATTCGCGGTAATTGATACCATCTTGCTTTTCTTTAGCTTCAATACTGCCCGCTTTTTCCCAAGGAATAAAAGAATGCTGTTCCACATGCCAGTGCTTTTCGCCTTTACTGTCCATGTATGGATAAACAAATGCAATAGCTGTATTATCACTAAACATTGAGTAATCGTAACCTATGTAAACTTGCTTACCATAAATTTCAAACCTAGCAGTAATTGCACGCTCAACATCTGATAACTTTAAAAATGATGCTTGAGATACTTGTAGGTAGATATTCATCGTTTTGTTTTGAAACTCTGCAATTTTACCTTTAGCGGCTAATGTTTCACGTAAATTAGTAATGCCTTTCGTGATACTAGCTTTCTTGTCCGACAGTCCGATTAACGGGTTTGATTTTTCCCATGTACTTGGTTCAAACATTTCGTTTTCACTGTCTTGTGACCACACTAGCCACAGCGAATTGTCATATTCTCTGCTCCAATCTTTTTCCATTGATTCAACACCACGTTTTAAATCATTGAAAAATTCAGTATTCAGAAATTCATAGGCTGTTGATATCTTAATAAATTGGTGATTTTTGACGTCTGTTTGTCCAGTAATAATTCTTGAAGTATACTTACCAGCTTTTTCATCACCAGCCTCATCATAAATAGCGCTAGTAAAGTGATATCCAACAAATTTACCTGATTCATTTGATATTTTAACTAATCGGTTGTTAGGTTTCTTAGCTACAATTTTACGTTCTTGTGCTTCTATAACTCTAGCAGAAGCTATTTTTTTAAATGCCTTATTATTGTTAATCAAATCGGTGATCATATATTTGACGTAACCATACAGTTTATCAATCTGATCAGAACTATTACTGGCTACTAGATAATCTTGGTTGCCAAGTGTTGCACCCTCAATTAGAAACGAATAAGCAGAAATGATAGCAGCAAAATATGTTTTCCCTTGCTTACGAGCGACACTAATATCTGCTTCAGTAAAACGTTTGTCTCCACTACTATCTCGCCATCCGTTTAGTTGCGATAATATAAATTCTTCCCAAGCCATTAATGGCAGAGGTTTACCAGCATCGACATCAGGACATAATGAAGCAAAATATAAAATTGCTTTAACTTGTTTGAGGTCATAATGATACGGAAATTCAGGGTCTTTATTTTCTGAACGCATTAAGTCTCTCACGTGTCGTAGTGAAGCTAGTTTAATTTTATAGCCAGCTATTTGTTCGCCATCTAAAACTCTGAAAGCATATCTTGTACCACTGTCCTGATACTTTTTTCTGATTTCACTATAATCATCAAGCTGATAAGCACCCAAAACGTCTTTTGATTGTGTTAAATCAATTTTTTTCATCAAGCACCACCCAATACTTTCATCATGTCATCTATTTCTGCTTGGTCATCATCTTCATCATCAACTGTTATAGATAATAGTTCAATACGACCGCGTGGTGTCATTCCTAATGCATCACATGCAGAACGTAAATTCTTACTTGCTTTATCAATATCAGACACAGCAGGGTTTGGCTTGATTAAACCACCCTCAGTTAAATACTGTGTACCATTCTCTTTTATTGATTCATAAGACAATCTCATGATTTGGTAGTTAATGCATAGTGATTCAACTATTGTTCTATCTAATTTTTGAACATCGTACTGCTCAATTAGCATCGGAACAATACGTCTCCACAAATATCTAGCCGTCCCACCCAAGTATTCAGGTGGACTAGCTGATAAATTGTTATTTTTCATTTAATCCTCCATTTCTTGGGTAGGTTTAGGGGGTACTTTTCTAAACAAAGAATCCTAATATACCAGTACATCAACCCTCAAAAAACACCAGAAAAAAACTTTTTAAAATTGGCGTGTGATGTAAGATGACGATATGTGTGCGCTCTCTTGTCTGACCGAATAGGGCGGGGGTATCTTGCATTTTAAACTCTGTTTAGTATCAATACACGTGAGCGATTTAAAACGCCTTAGAAACGATTTTATTGACTATTTTGTTTCATCAACTTATTAATCATAGCTACACTTCTAACAGGACTAACGCGCTTCAACTGATTGTCTTTACCTGTGCCATAAGTTAGCTGTTCCCACTTGGTCTTTAATGTATGACATCTACTACACGTCACTGCAAGATTAGCTATGTCTGCCTTATCATTCGGGGATGCTTCAACCGGTACGATGTGATCTACTGTCTTTCCTTGCTTGACTACACCATCACACTTACAGTATTGACACAAGTAATGCTGTTCATCTAACACTCGCTGTCTTAGGTTAACCCATTGCTTTGTCCGGTAGAAGTTATACTGCCCACGCTTGTTTTCATCACGATTGCGTGTCACTGTATTGTATCTGTGCGTTGCTTGCTTATCTCTTGGAACATACACACGTTCTTGGTCTGCATGTTTAGCACAATAGTGTTTAGGCAACTCGACTATATTGAAGCAACCATTAGCTTTACAACGTCTGACTCTTGCCATAACCAACTATTCCCGCATTATTTCTAAACATATCCGTTGCAATGTCTTTAATCTCAAACTTATCGTGGTCAACATTACGTTCAGATATTTGTTTGTTAATTCCTGATGACCTACTTATCAACTTGCCTACTACACTGATTGCGTTGTTAATACCTGTCATCACATTCTTAATCGCAGTCCAAACACCTTCTGCTTTATGTCTATTGTGCAAATACATTTCATGTCTTGCTCTACTCAATTGTTTATGTCTTGGGTGTCCTTGTTGCATAACGTTCTCCTCATTGCTTGGTCGGCTTAGTCGGCGCACCACGGTCTAGGTTTCTTATCGGAGTTGGTGCAGGTGCAGGTCTCATCTTTGTAGGCGTTGGTTTGGACTGTGAGCCTTCATCTATTTTGTAAACGGCTTTCAATCCGGAAGATGCAATCGTAAGTATTTCAGCAATGTTCTTCAATGCCACACTTATTAGAATCTGTATTAAAGCAAAGAAGCCCAATATTACAAGAACAATTATAGTTAACGTATTCATCTTTTCTCCTCATTCTCCTCGCTTCTTAACAATCATCACCTTGTTAGGGTCTTGCATAAGATTATCGAACGAATATCCTAACCTGTTGGCTTCACTAATAACGTCCATAACTGTATATGGTAAGCGACCCGCTAATTCTAATACTGAATATACGTGGTCTCTTTCGACCATTTGAACTAAATACTTTGATGATAAATTATCCATTCTATTTGAATAAGGTGCTTCTTCGCCAGTTATCGGTTCTTCGGTTGTAAAACCGCCATTTTGCCATTGTTTATCTCTATTTTGTTTAAAAATATCATCATGCCACCATACGACAACAATAGAAATAAGCAACACAATCAGCACCATAAACAACCATAAATGCCAATACTTTATAAACATTTCTCCTTGTGTCAAGTGAATCCAATCATGTATAAATTGTTTCATCTTTTCTCCTCATTCACTGCAAAATAAAAAGCGCTTATGCGCTTAATCAATCTATCTTCTATTTTTAAAATGATAATATACGGCCGCCACGATCATCATGAATAGCATTAGCGCTGCCAGTGTAAGATACAAATATAAAGTATCAATATCAGTATTTTTTTGTTGTTGCAAGTATAATCATAACTTTCCCTCATCTGCTCGTTCTGTAATTATACTACTAGAGAGAAGTGGGTTGGATTAGAAATTGATAACCGTAAAATCATCAGTGTGATTGGCCAAATAAATTAACAACTACTACACCTACTACTATAAATAATATGCCAATTAAAGTAGGAATGTTTACGCTTTGTTTCCAAAGAGTCACGCCAACAATCGTAACTAAAATAATTCCTAATCCGCCCCAAATTGCATAAGCAATATACAACGGCATGTGTTTAACAGTTAGCGATAACATGTATATTGCTAATCCAAAACAGAATATACAAATTAGTGTAGGTTTTACCTTCGTGAAACCCTCGGTATTCACGACCATATTTGAACCAATAACTTCAGATATAATGGCTATGGCTAAATATAAATATCCAACGTTCATAATCAAATCTCCTTATCTTTATAAACATCGTAACATTTTTCATTAACCTAAATAAAGTGTTCAACTTTCAATCGGTCGTCATTGTACTCAAGTGCATACATCAGCTTGTTTGCACCAACAAAGCCGTTCATAGTTTCCCAATCATCACTAGGCTTTGGCGTTGAGAACTGTCTGAACACCACTCCATTTTGGTCTTCTGTCTTATCAAAGTGCAAGTGGCCAGAGTGTATCTCGGTTGTTGTTGCAATACCCCACAAGTGTCTGCACTCATTAGCTAGTATCTGTGCAGGATTCTTTTTGTTGACATTGCCGTGTTGAATTGAGATAAGTACATGACCTAATAAGTAAGCTGTGCGATAACGGTTGTTCACATCTACTAGTGCTTGCTTAAATCGCTCTTTAACCCAGATCATAAACATGTAAGAGATATCAAAATCATGATTACCGCCAACTGACTTAATCATCACTGTATTAGCATTCTGCAAAGCCGTCACCACAATCGCTTCAGTAAATTGCATAGCTTCATCAATAGCCTTTGGCATATCAACATCTTCAAGTATTGTGCCATTAACCGTTTCAGTGCTGTTAATCTTATCAGAATGAAGCATATCTCCAATCATCTCAATAACAATCGTGCCATAGCCTTGCTTAATGATGTCTAGTAGCTCTGACAACTTGTCTTGTACATCAGATAAATGAGTGATACCCCAATGGTTGTCTGCAATCGGTATAACTAGGTTACGCTTCCGTGATGAATCTAATGAGTGTTTAACTTTAAGCGGTTTAATGTCACGTGTTAATATTTCAACCGCTCGCTTGATACCATCATCAACTTTAGGCTTAACCGTAATCTTAGACTGATACAAATCAATCAAGCCATTCTCGACACTGTTCTGTTGCCAGAAGTTATTACGTGCTGATACGATATCCCAATCATCAGGATTAAAACCGTGCGCTCTTAATACGAACTCTGGGTCTTTAGCCTGTTCAGAAGTCATCTGCATAGTAGTAGATGATGTTGTGCTGCCGTCCTTGTTGATGACGATTTCAGTACCACGTTTTACATCTTTGACTTTGTTCGTATTCTTTTTCATTTTGTCATATCTACTGCTAGTATGTCCTGTTGATAGATATCGTGAAACAGTTCGTCTGCCTAAATTGACACCGAATTCATCAAACAACCGTTGCGCTATTTTGCTAGATGATAAACCTTGATTACTTAACTCCGTAACTCTGCTTTTATATTCATCAGTCCACTTCATTATCGCCACTTCCTATCATCATAAAAGGCATCTTTTCGCTTGTCTGTATTCGACTTGCGTTTAGATGCCTTCTTGTGTTTCTTATTATATTTTTGTTGCTTGTCTAACCTGCGGTAGATGTTTAATTCATCATCACTGGCGACAAGTCCATAATCGTCATCTATTTTCATAGTTTCTCTTTTCAATAAAAAAGCACCCGTTAAGGTGCGTGTTTAAACTGGTCTTTTTCAACCAGTTTAGTTTTAATTCGCTACAAAGACTATTGCTATGGCGTTTGTATATTTGCAACCATCATTTTTGATGGTATCAATTATGTACGCAATCGCAGGCAAGCGACTGCTATTAAGTTGTGCGGACGTACCGCAATTGACAGGGTAAGGATTTGCACCTTACATGATTGCTTTTCATGGGGACGTGCCCATCAATCTATGGTCATAGCGTTTACCTATTCCGCCACCTGCCATAATGATAGATATTCCAACCTATCGTATTTTTACATACACAGTGGCTTTTTCCGAAGCGTGTGTAACGGAGTGATAAGAAAAATAAGAAACAGCATCGCTGACATTTCGTAGAAAAGAATCACTCAATCTTTTTTCGGATATGCTTTTAATGGATGAGCAATAACCCAGACACTATTTTAATTGTGAGTATTTTTTTAAGTCAAAGAAAAAAGCACCCTAAGATGCTTTTTTGATGACCCATGCCATTCTTGCAATATATCATAACTTTTCTCAGGAGATTAGATATTTCTAGGTCACCACACGTTAAATGCTAGTACACATAGTTATCTTTGCCACTAACATATTATGTACGGTGTCTCACTCCTTTTAGTGAGAAAGAAGTTAAACAAAGTAAAATCAGGAATGTTCATGTGAGACACCATGAAAATAATATTAACATTGTTTTCTGTGAATTACTATACCGTTTTCAATATGATTGATAATTATCAACAATACAATTATCACACTGTTTTTAGGTCAAAAACTGTCTAAAAACTCGCATGTTTTCGCTACTCTGAGTTATTCACAGGCTGATAAGCAAACACTGACTTTCGATATATCTGCTTAATCTCCTGCAAATCTCTATGACACTGACTCTCTGATTTTGAAAGTATTCTGGCTACCTGATTCCAACTACGCTTACGTCTACGATCGTATCGCAAAGATAGCATGGCTCGTTCTTCCTCAGTTAGTATTTTCAAAAAGTTAGACATACACCGCTTGTCACGGATAAAGGACTGTAACGCATAGTCACTCTCTTCAATGATTATCTGATTATCCAGAACTCTGTTTTCTTTGTTTTGAGCAGTACCACCGCCTATATTTTCATCAATAGTTTCAGGTGTCTGCAATTCGATTTTACGTAGCTTAATTTGCATATCAATTACACCTGAATAATAGTCACTTAAGTATCTGTCTATTCTATCTGCCACGCTATGCTCCCTTTAATGATATAATTACCAAAAAATAAAAGGTCAATTTAATATATATGACACAACTTATACTTTACATTTTGATATATTCAATGATTTTTTTCTTATCAATTACTTTAATAATTGGATTTCTTATCCATAGTCACGGTACCAAAATTATTTCGGTATTTGGTATTTTCATACAAGTATTAATACTAGCCTATCTACACTTATAAAAAAGTATTTCAATGACTGTGAATTTCTTGTGCCATTCGTTCATGTTAATCATCTCCCAGCATTTCGAGAACCTTTTGCACTTTTGGATCGCCGACAATACGCTCTAGTGTTTTGTTAAAATATTCATCATCTTTTTCTTTATCATTCATCATTTGCTCCATTCCGCAATATACTTGTCTGCCGGCAACACTCTGATGTGTCCGTCTGATGTGTGAACTTTGTAATAATCAGGTAGTATGTCATTCGCTTCTTTATTAGTGACATAGTCAGACAAATGTGTAATTTCAGTAACAGTAATCTTGTCACCACCAATTACACCTTCATAACCGCCACGTAAATCATCTACCATTGCTCCAACAGCTACATAGTAAGGTACATAGACCGGTTCATTGATAGTGCGTTCAACATAGAACGTTCCCAATCCCACGCTCTGTAAGCTAACTATTTTCATAATTTAAACCCGTTCTCCCTCATGTTATTAATCATATCTTTGCCTATTTTCTTACCAACGTTGCGCAACCCATTAACCATTGTTTGATAAGCGTATGCCATTTGATGATTACGTTTAAAAGAAACAATATAACGATGATAAGCTAATTTTATTTGCCTATGTCTAGGATTTTCTATATATCCATACTTCCTAGCTAATCTCGTGTTTCTCTTTTCCATTTGTTGCTCGAATACTAAATATTTGTGATTTTCTCGTCTTGTTTTCATCTCATCACGCTTCCTCAATTTTTATTGCTGGCCCATATGCCACGTTGTGATTAAAATGTTCAACTTCTGATTTCAACGATTCGTAATCCCTATCAGATACAAACTCGCCATCTTTATATTCATAGTCGTAGTAACTGTTGAACTTCGCCATGAAATGTTTTGATGCTGACGTTATTTTGTATACTGTCATACAATCACCCGACTGTTTTCAATTCTTAATCCCATTTGATAGATAACACCACGCATGGTTGATACACTAATCATGAAATGTTGCGCTAACACATCAATGCTTGTGATGCCGTCTTTCAATAGCAATCTAACTCGTTGTTTACGTTGCGCCATTTTGTGGCGTTGTAATGCTGACCTACGTTCAAACGATTCGGTGAAACGTCCGTCAGATACCGCTTGTTTATTATGTTTTTCTTGAACAGACTTGTTGTATTCTTCAAATGTCATATCAATACCTTTCCACTCTTGATTTCGTAGCCTGATTCGTTAGCATACGCATAAACAGCAGTATTGGAACAGCCTATCTCATCAGCAATTACTCGAACGTCTGTCTCGCCTTGTTCAATCAACAGAATAAACTTTTCCTTGCGCAAGTTTTTTATTTCTGATGGCGGAACAGGTTTATCAACGATACCTTCTCTGGCTAACAGTCTTCTTTTAGCGTATATTTGCGTCCTTGTCTTACCCGATGTGGCAGATATTTCATCAATTTCATAACCATCAATTAACATAGTTATCAAAGCTTTAGTTTTTATTTCACTCCAAAAATGTTCGCTTTCGTCTCTTCCAGACGTTTCAGGTTTTAATTGTCTTTGCATCCATGTACAGGCTTCTTCAAATCCTTGTTTCCTTTCCACGATACAAAACCCTGTTGCGTAGTTTGTCATTGTTTAACCTCCATTTCGTAAATCTCTAACCTTGGGTTTTTTTTGTCAATATAGAAGTCATGATCGTAACCTCTGATGTTCTTAACACTGTCGTTTCCCAAAAATACAACGCCTCGAACCTTAGCTTTCTGCATGCCATCAAATATGAACTTTTTGATAAAGTCCCAATTATCTGAATCAATTCTTCCGTCGGCGAGATACCAGTCGAACTTCAACTTGCAAGGCCAATCAAACATCACACCATCAACCATTGCTTGTTCAACTACTTGTTTAGCATATAAAGTGCCTAACTTTTTCAATCTTGCTCCTGCATATCTATTCGTTCTTTCTGCATGAATATACTTGTTCAAAGTTTTGTCTCGATACTGCTCAACATTGAAGACAATTTTATTTTTCATCTTGTCTACGCTTTAATTTTTCGATTACTTTTAGTGCGTATGCTCCAGTAACCAAACCTCTTGGTGTTCCGTCTGGTGTTAAAAATGCTTGCCTCGCTTCTTCGAATGGACTTAGTTTTTTTCTTGTTGCCATCTCTATACCTCCTTATTCGCTCTCTCGTCCACAGAAACCGTCTTATTTGACGTTTCAAATGTCTTTTAGTGTATTTATACCTAAACAGTGTTTAACGCCTTAAAACGCTTGTGAGTACTATTTAGTGTTTAATCTGTGAACTCGTGCTATTTCGTCATTTATCGCAATTCCGTTAATGTGGAATTTCTTCATAAACTTGTTTTCGTCGCTGTGGAACATTTGGTGGTGTTCCCTACACAGCTGAACAGCTTTCCTTCCTAGATGATTCACATTTTTTCTATCGCTGCCTATTCCAACTCGTGAGCCGTCTAAATGATGCAGGTCACTAGGTCTCTTGCCACATATCACGCAACACTTGTTCATCAGGCACTGATATTCCCAGTGGGCTATTTCCTGTGGTTCCAATTCGTTTAGTGGTTTCACACTCAAAGCAATATCGTGAAGCGCTGCGTAATCTAGCAACATGTTAATGAACTCGTTTGTGTCTGATTTGTTGCCTTTAACAGCACTCAGACTAAATTCGCCAAAGTCCAAACCATGGTAATACTCATACATGCCGTAAAAGTGCCTTCTCGTGCTTTCTACAGTCTCTAACCATGCTCCGCCTACTTGTGACAGCCAAACATCATTAAGTAGCGCAAACGCAAATCTACGCTGTTTTGGCGTTGGCTCATTATCATCGCTAGCTATCACTGATAGAACTTGTTGCTGATTAGTGGCGTGATACTTCTGCAAGGTGCGCAAATCATCATCACTCATTCGCAATGTGACTAACCCTTTGTTTGGATCTAGCTTATTCACTTGTCCAAATAATTCAGTCAATGAGTCATCACTCCTCTAACAGTTCTGGGTTTTCGTGTATGTTGCCAATAACTTCAAAGTCATCTTCATAAGCGTAAATAGGATCGTTTTCTGTATCAGTAGAGATAAAGAACGCACCAGAATTAAACACTATTTTGCCGGTTTCTTTTTTTGTTATTTCAAATCCAAAAGTGTCATATACTTCGGCATAAAGTTTCACAATATCACCCGCATAAATTTCAACACCATTTTTGTCTTTGAGACCCGTGTACTGTTCCCACACAGAATGTTCGCTATCTGTCCAATCGTCCATTATTCCTCTGCCACCTAGATAATTAATAAGCGACATAAACTTAAACTCTTTAAATTTGTTATTCCACGCTCTAAATTTAATTTCTTGCATACTTATTTACTCCATTTTTATAATCCGTAAACAACTAAAGCACTTGGGAATGGCGCTGCGTCCATTGATTTCCCAGCAACCTCAAATCTCAAGCGACCTTTCAAAAATTTAACTGTCGCCTTATCTTGGATGTATTCATGCCAATATTTAGTATCTGTTCTTGACGGTATCAACATGACAATAAACCTATCTGGATCACGCAAATGTTCTTCATACGCTTTTTTGATAAATTCGCTAATATGTCTTCCGTATGGCGGATTCATAAACACATTGCCCCCCCATTTTTGAATCAAAGCGTTGTCGTCTTCGGTAAAGTAACTATTTACTTTATGGTTTGATTCGCTTGCACAAGCATCTAAATCAAATTTGAATTTCATGTTTAATTTGTCGAAGTAATCTTTAGGTGTTTCCCAGATCATGCTCTTAGAACTAAATAACGCTTTATCAACCATAATTAACCTCACACTTCCCATATTCCCCAATTCCAAGGTTCACTATCAACGCACATGCGCTTTGCTAATGCGTACTCCACATCATCGAAATTCGTGAACACTCTTGGGTCTCGCATAATCACTCTGTCGTTTTCTGTACAAATCATTTGATAACTCATTCTCTGACATCGTCCAATCCGTCAAACACAACCGTGTTCTCTGCTTTTTTTGTAATCAGTCGGCTAACAATCTTCTTGTTGTACATGCGTTCCAAATCGCCCCTATCGTTATTTGTAGTCACGATAGTGCTGTAACGCTTGTTGCCGTCTTTATCTTTCACTTGCCTTGCCTCAGCAACTCGAAACCAGAACTGCTGTAATCTTTCAGTGGCACTGCCTTCGTTTTTCATACCACCAGCTTCAGAACCAAAGTCATCAAGTATCAATACATCAACTTCACGCATTGATCGCTCAATGTTTTTTATCTTGATAGCTGCTTCATTGTCGTTGAAGTCATACATAATCAGTTCTCGTAAGTCCATAACGCTGACAAACATACTCAACTTATTCGAGTGCTGTTTCAGTGCATCAATGATTGCTAACACCATAGCCGTTTTACCAGTACCAGCTTCACCATAGAATAGAACGTTGAAATCACTATCAAACATTCTCTTTGTGATGTCTGCTGATTTTTTCCAAATGTCGTGGGCTAACTTTTGATTTGGTTGCACTTTTGGATTCCACTTCTGAAATGTGAACGTCTGCTCACCGCTGGTTCCCCACACGCTATCTCGCTTGTAGATACGTGCCCTGTTATTAAACAATGCTTGCCTAACTCGTTCCTGGTCTTCACGTTCTACTTTTTCACGCCATGCTTGCAATTCTTCATCGCTAACCTTGTTCTTGGCAAAGCGTTCATCGTTTTCTAACATTTCCTTGAGGCTATTCATCTTGTGCCATAGCCTCCGTTCTTCATTGCTGGTTTGCTAGTTACCTGGTTTTCATTCAAATAACTTTCAAACTTAGTTCCAAACAATGTTTCAGGTCTTAGGTACTGTTTCATTTTTTGATCTGTTAACCATTGCTTGCTTTTAACATCAATCACGGTTCTAAAATCATCTAAACTAAATCCTTCGTTAAATCTTGCTTTGATTAACTTTTTAGTTTTAATTCCACTACTTCGATACTTACTTCCAGTCTTTTCGTTCAAATAATCAACAACTTCTTTGTAAGAGAGTTGGTCGGGTTCTTCAGAACCGGACAATATATCTTTTCTATCCTTACCTAACCTATCCTTACCTAACCTTACCTGCGTCAACGTTTCGTCTACGTCTCGTGGACGTTCTGTATACATAACTAAATCTTGTCGTTCATATTGACCTGATTTGTTAATTTGAAGTTGTTCTAATTCATTGGGATACATGGTTTTGTTGTAGGTATCCTTACGAATATAATTGTGAACACGCCAATCTTTTATCACTACTACTCCGTTTTCAAAAGGGAGTAAAAACTGTTTTGCGATTAACAACTTTCTATCGTCATCGCTAGACCCGATCATTCTTTGAATTGTTTTGGTGTTATCTATAAATCCGTCATCGTCTGCGTGCATATTTAAGTGAAAATACAGTGCCTGTGTTGACAACGGCATATCAAGAAAAGTATCTGTGTCGGTAACTTTTTTACTAAACATCCTTCTTTGTGCCATGTTTCTCCTTTGGGCTTCACACCCTTTTGTGTGGTTACGCCACATCGCCATCATACGAATGAACATCAACGAATTGAGCGACTTAAACTCTTTTCACTGGTTAATCAGTTTAGTGACGATGATCGGGTCATAACGACCTTAATTTAATTGTTTGGCGATTTCGGAAAGCATTTGTTTGAAATCTTTACCGGTGTAAATATCGTCATCTTGAATATCGTCCCAAACTTTCGAGAACTCATATTTAATTGCTTTTTTTACTTCCTGGACTTCTGTCAACTTAGGTGGTTCAGACTCCAATGCTTTAGCTTGAACAAACTCTAGATTCAATAACTTAGTTAACGCTCCGGTTGGTTTACCAGTAGCAGTGAAATTGCTAATCTTCAACCAATCTGCCTTAATGGTCAGTGGTGTTTTAAGTTGATACGATTCATTACGTTCATCAATTTCTTTTTGCAACACTGGTTGTAGTTGCTTTAGACGACCAACATTCCACGTATTTTGTTCTTCCGTAATATCCTCAATGATTGAATCGGCAGTATCTTTAACGGCGAATAAACCACCATTGCGCTCAATTAATTCTTGTTCATAATCCTTAACATTTTGCTTCACTGATTTCTTGATTAAGTCAGATACTTGCTTCATGTCTTTCTTCAAAGCAGCCATACTTTGAGCATCTACCTTGCTATTAATCGTGGTCACTTCAACACCGTTCAACGTTGCTCGTAAATCGTTCCAGTTCTGTGCCACACCGTTTTCAAAGCTAATCAATGGCATTACTGTTTTTGGCTCACTCATTTCACGTCCTCCAAAGCTTCATTCTTTTCAGCAAAAGGATTAGGCGCATCACCTGTATCAACTCCAGAAAACGGATTATCGCTTTTTTCTTCTGGTTGATTATCAATAATTTCTGGTTCAACGTTTTGATCGTCAGTAGTGATTTCTTCTGTTTCCGGAGTAACATCACGTGCTTCACGCTCATTCTTATCATCTTCGGCAATAGCTTGCGCAACCTTAGTAGTCTTGGGGGCAAACTTAAGCAAGTCTTTCATCACAGTTTTAATCGCCATTGCATCAAAATCCGTGTACCATGGTGTCTGTGGTGTTTTGCCGTAACGGTCTTTATGGTCTGGCCCCTTATAAGTTTGGCTGAACTTCATAGCATGGTTAATTACTCGTTGGATCGGCCAATACTTGACGATACGTTCGCCGTCTAAGTAATAAAATGCCAAGTATCCGGCTACTGGACTTTCACCGTCTACGTATGGATCATAGTTTTCGTTTTCCATTGTGAATTCATCAAATACATAGTTGTAATGTGGCTTGTTAGCTTCATAAACAACACTTCCACCCAAACGACCAACACGGCCAGTATTCTGTACAAGCTTGATAATCCCTCGATAACCTAGCTGAAATTGGGCTTTAACATCTTTGGTTACCCACTTACCGTCTACCTTTGCTCGCTTCCCATACGGAATGACGTAGGCTTCACCAAGGTCTGGTAAGACAGATAAATCAAGAATGGCTGCTCGCATTGCAGCGTTTGTTAAGTCATTCATATTTGTTTTGGCTAAGTCTGGGTTTAATGCCACAACCGTTGACAATCCACTTAAGAAACCGGCTGCGTTGTCTTTCAATATTTCTTCAAAATGCTTTTGCATCTTGTCACTGTTAATAATTTTTTGAACTTGCGCTACTTCATTTGCCATAATTACTTCCACTCCAATTCTTTAATTGCTTCTTCGCCATACGTGCTATAAGGCGTTAATATTCCCTTGTAAACACCGTTTAGGCAGTTCTTTTCCAAATACGTGCCAAGTGCTTCACCGGCACAAACGACTTCTCTTGTTCCAACTTTGACCACATAAACGAAGTAGCATTCTTTTGCAATTCTTCGTAAGTCATCCACATAAAGTCGGCTTCATCTGTATTATTTAATGCATAAACATACAAACATTTCTCGTGAAACGGAACGGCTTCTTTTCCCTCAAAATAATCACGTTCAAAATCATTTCGTGGTTTATATGGTTCAGGTAATGTCACTACCATTTGCTTTTACCTCGTTTCTTGCTATAATCGAGATATAAATTATTTTTAGGACAATTTATACCTACTGCGCTTAGACAACTCCAATTGTGCTAAGCGTTTTTCTTTGTTCTAAATTCATCTAAGCTGACATCTAGTGCGTCAGCTATTTTTTCCATGGTTTCAAACTCAACATGTTTATTGGTACCTTTTCTAATATCGTAGATGGTTGTTTTACCAATGGTTGTATGCTGGAATAACCAGTACCAAGTGAGTTGCTTTTTCTTCAAAACCTCATCAATTTTATTGCTTTTAAAAGACATTTTTCGACCTTGTTCTTTCTATCTAAAATGGTATTCTTTACATATACAAGCGTTCGGTTTATCGAACTAACGTTTGCAAATTTAATTTGAGAGTATCCGATTATTCAAATCGGTACAGAAAGAGTTTTTTATGCCATTAATGACACCCGGTCCTACCGGAAATAGTGATTCTACTCTTAGCTTAGCTGCTAATATTTTATCTTCTGTTTATGAACATAACGCCCAGTTATATACTCATTTAGGAAGAACAGAATTAAGCCAGTCAGAACCAATTACAATTGAACAAGCAGCGAAAGATTTCCAAACTTTAGTCGAAACCGTACGGTCATCTAAATATGGAAACTGATTCATTTTAATATCTCATCTAGCAACACGGCTAACTCATTTATAAGTGCCGGGTTGTTTTTTATATCTTCTGGACTTATTGATTCAGCTGCCTTTAAAAATAATTTATTAGCTTCGATAATGACATTTGCTTTTGTAGGTTCTTTACTGTGTTCTTCTACTCCCTTATCAGTTATTTTCGTGACATCGAATCCAAAACTAATAGTTGTTGTGTTGTCATCATTTTCTTTATTCGATCGTGTAAACTCTTTTAACTCAAATTCACCATCTAACAAACCTTGTAATAATTTAATTAATTGTTCCATTGCTATTCTCCTTATTTAACCCGCAAATACTTGTTGCTACCATCTGTGCCACCCATGCGTTCCAAGCGGCGCTTATTACGTTGATGTTCACGTTCCTGTGACTCACCTTGCAAGACGCCACCTATGAACACGATTGCTAATACAACGCCAACTGCTATTACTTCTAAAAACCACATTAAATTTTTCCTCCTATTTTTCCGCCCACTTTTGAACAGATTCTTGAATAACGATTGTTCCATTACTTGCTGTGATGTAGTTGATGTACTGCTTACTTTTGAATGAAAGCTTATTGTTATAACTTGTCAAAATGCTTTTAAGAATATCATTTCGTGTGTAGTTCTTAATCTTAATTTCTTCATTCAAACCAGAAGCGATAACTTTCCGAATTAATCTTTCACGATCTAATTTTTCAATCTTGAATAAATTCCAAAGTGCTAAAGTAACAGACGACCTTTTCGGCGTATTTGTTTCTTTTCTGAAACGAGAATAGAAACTTAGGAATTCAACTGTTTTATCGTAATTAAAGAATCTGAATGAACCATTTTCAACGTGCTTACGAATTTCAGAAGCACTCATTGTGTCGATAGATATTTCTACTAATTCTGTAGTGTTAGTTACCTTTTTGTTAACCAAAGCTGTTAAGCGAATGTATTCGTTCAATCCACGGTTGGCAAATGCTGTAATATAATCATCTAGGCTCCATTTACGTTGAATGGTGTTCATACGCACGATATCGTGTTCACCAAGTCCTGGCTTAACGATGTATTCAATTGGAACGCCAACTTGTTTAGCAGCTGTAAATCTGTGCTGACCATCAATAACAACAAAATTTTCGTTGACGATGATTGGCGATATTAATCCTTCTTGTGCTTGAGCCAACATCTCTTTTTTCAAAATAACGTTACGGTTGAACGTGCTTAACTTGAACAGATCGTAATCGTCTGTCTTGCAAACCTTGCCAACCTCATATCCTAAGTTGTGTCGCTTCCCTGATTCAAATGGGTCAAATACTGGTGTGTTAGTCATTGTTTATTTCTCCTTCAATAATTTCGTTTAGTGGTAGACTTTCTTCAATATCATTTAATAGTTGTTTAACTGCTAATATTGAAGATTTGACATGATATAGCGTTTCTTTTTTTGAAACTAACGTGCTGAAATCGTTAGCATACTTCGTAGCTGATATTTCATTGATGAAGTTGTTTAATTTTTCATCAAGCCTCTTAACTTGGTGCAAAGAAGCAATCTGCTGTTCTAATTCTCTTGCTTCGTTCTGCATAGGTTCTGCATCAAACGTCATGTTTTTCATTGCCTCTTGACGTTTCTTTAAAGCCTCACGCAATTCAGCATTTTCAGAAGCGTATCGTTCATTGATTGATTCAGTCGTTTCAACTTTCCCTTTGAGAAAATCATAATCATCAGGTATCTTTTCAACCTCGACTTCTTTTTCAATCACTTCTGGCTGTCTGTTTAATAGAGACTCAATCGTTTTATCCTTACTGGATATTTGTTCGTCCCTAACTTTGAGTTGTGCTTTTACTTCTCGTAACTCACGCACTGTCATTTCATCTGGTTTCTTAACCTCACCTGATGAAAGATTTTGTGGTTTTTCACGTTCTTCTTCTGGCATGGTGGCTACCAGATACAAAGCATTCATTCCCAAATGACTATACGTAGAGTCATTTGAAACCTCAGATGAAATTTTCATCATTTTGTTTGCCACTTTTCTATCCAAATGGATATCTTCCAGCCACTTACCAAACTCGCCATGTGCTAAATCATGTTCCTTGACCCATTTCAAGCGTCTGCCTATTTCGAATATGGCTTGACCACCTATATTCTGGTAGGTCTTAATTTCAGTTGTTAGTTGCGTGAGATTATCAGACAACGTTTCAATTTCTTGCATATTGCTTACCTTCCTAAAACTTTCTTGGTCTAGTTGTATCTTCAATCCACTTTGCAACTAGCCATTCGGGATAAAATTCCTTCGACCTGATTTTGCGAACTGGGAAATTCGGTTCTAATGTCATTTCTCTAACTAAGTCACGAGATGGGCCGCCTAGTTCTTTTTGAAGACTAGTTATATCCAATAGACGTGCGCCATTAATTGATAACGCCATCTGCTCATTTCCTTTCTAATGTTTGTTTTGTGCTATCCTTTAGTTACTGGCATTGCAGTGCCTAGTAATTTGAAAGGAAACAACTGTTATGAATAAAATTGATTTCGATAAGAAGTTTTATCTTGGTAGAGATAAAGCTGTTGATGCATTTGATAGACCAGAAGTTTATCAACGCATTCAGAAAGAAATTGAGGGTCAATTAGCACCATTTACTCAACTTCCTGTAGCTGTTGCTCGTCAGTACGTTGAACAGCTTGTATACTCTGTCCTAAAAGAAATGCTTGTCGATGAATCTGATTCTGATTCAAAGGCTTAATCATTTCACTAGAAGTAACTTCTTTTTGAAGTTGCTTTTTTTCTTCCATGTTTATCACCTCCTTAAATGTCCTGAATATCTAACAACTGTCTAACCTTTGCACGAACCTCACGAGACTGTTTGTTGATGGCGTATGTGTTAATCGCTAAACTCAATACTGCTTCTGTAACACCAACCGCACTCGCTAGATCACGTTGGGTCATATCTCGGTCGAATAGACCGTCTTTGACGCGCTTTTTGAACATTTTCGCAGCGTCTACAATCATTTGTTCTGTCATGTTTCCTCCTTTCCTACAAAACTTAGTAAGTTTCGTATAATTAGTTGTAAGTTTTCATTGACTAGTAGAAAATAATTTACTATAATTGCAGTATAAACAAACATAAACAAAGGACTACTAACCTTATCACTCCGCCAAGATAGATAAATTTGTAGGTGTTTTTGTTTTGCTTAAAACTTAGTAACTAACTTACAAGAATTAGTATAGTTGATAATTATTTACTTGTCAACACTTAGGTTGATTATTTTTTACTTTTTCTTGTCTAAACACTTGGAAAGACTGATATGACAATATATGAAAGAACTGAATCAATCGCAAAAGACCGTGGATTAAGTATGCCGGAGCTAGAGAAAAAAGCTGGTTTGGGGGAGAAATCAATATACAGTTGGAAACGTTCTACACCAAATTCTGACAAACTAGCCAGAGTAGCAGATGTTTTGCATGTATCTACTGATTATTTATTAGGCAGAACTGCAATTAAAAATGTTGAATCAAACAAAGTTCCAAAGGCTGATATTTTAGACGACGAAACCATTCTTGCTTTCGATGGTATGGAAATAGAAGAATCTGAAAAAGAGAAGTTACGTGATTATGCACGTTATATTATTTCCTTACGTGAGAAGGAGAATAAATGACAGAATTTTACAATTACAGTGAGCAACTATATCCTGAAATAGTTCAAAGCGTTGAATCAATAGCTCAAAAAAACAACGTAATTGTTATACTAGCCGACAATTTACTTTCTCACGTACCCGATACAGCACTAGTGAAAAGCCGTGCCATCATAATGAATGATAATTTTGATATTGGGGTTGATTATTGTTATCGACTTTCTCACGAATTAAGTCACATATTGTATGGCGATCACGAAGCGCAAGCTGTTTATCAATTTAGCGAGTATGGTAAGCGCGGAGAAGAACTATTGGCTCACAGAAACGCTATTAGAATGTTAATGTCTATTGAAATGCCAACAAACGTTAATGGTTTTATGGAATATTACCATGTACCTTCCTGGCTGGAAAAATATGCAAATGAAACATTTAAGTCATTTAGCGTCATAGAATGAGTTTATGTGCCAAGCAACCACATTAAAACGCTCGGGAGATTAGTTATGAAAGATGATACTAAAGAAATTGCAAAAGCAGCTGGAAAATCAGCAGTTTTAGCATTATTGCACTTTATCCCTATAGCTGGTGAACCCATCAGCACAGGAATATCTGAGTTCGTGTCAGAACGAAGAGCCCAAAACCTTACACATTTTCAGCAAGATGTAAAAGACCGCTTTGAAAAACTCGAATTAAAGTTAGACGATTTATATTTTACTTCCGAGGATTTAAAAGAGATTGTTGAAACAATTTACGAAGAAATCGAAAAAACGAGAATGCAAGAAAAAAGAGCCTTATTTGCTCAGGCTCTTATAAATTCTATTTTACGTTCTCAGTCCAATGAATTATCAGAAGAAAAAGAGTTTATAAATTTGTTGACGACCATGCCTGTTAAGTACATGAAAAATCTAATTGAATTAAAAACAACAACAGACGGTATAACTCTTTCTTCAATCGGTGGAGCGTATAATTTTCTATCCTCCTACGGTGTTGCGGAAATGTCGGTTAATGTTCAAGGGATGACATACGGAAGCGCTCCTGTCAGTTATAATTTTAGAATAACTGAAAAAGGATTAAGATTTATTGATTTTGTTTTTTATTCCTCCATTACTAAAGGAAATTTTTAAATAAGTTAATGCAAGAACGATTGTTAAAACTGTCCAAAATATCCAGTGATCCATAAAGAGCTGATATTCAAATTTGACATTGGGCAAATTAAGATAATTATTTATAATTTTTAGCATGAATTCTCCTTTCTAAACTAACCAACTTGTACTATTATTAATTATACCACTAGTTTACAATTGTAAACTTTACAAGGAGATAAAATGTTCATATTAGCAATTATAGGTTTTATAGCAATATTTTGGTGTTTGTTAAGCGGTCTAGTTAGAATAATACCGTGGCTTATATTAGCCGTTATTGTAACGAGTATCATAAGCTTGGTCTTAGACCACTTTGTTTGGGTTGCGATTATCGTAGGTGCCCTATTATTCTTTTATGTAATTGGTTCACGCAAAGAGAAAAAAGAACAGTCATCAAATATTATTGATGGTGACTTTGAAGAAGTTAAAAAATAAGACAATAAAAAAAGCACACCCGACCGGCTAAAGTTAAGGGTGTGCTAAGAGAGAAGTAAACGCACGGGGCGTTCTATTAGATTATAACAGATATAAGCCCCCTTTTAAAGGAGGTTTTTATTATGGCTTCAATTTACAAAACTGATGCAGGAACTTACCGGGTTAAAGTATCCATACCAGTGAACGGTAAATATAAACAAAAAACAAAGTCTGGGTTCAAAAATAAAACTGAAGCAAAAGCATGGGCAACACAAATAGAGGCTCACAAGTTTGAAAATGATAAACCAAAATACTCAAACGACACGTTGCAAGAATACTTTGATAGATGGGTTAGTATTTATAAAGTTGATTTAGCCCCCGCCACCCTTTATCAATACAAAGTGACCAGTAATGTCATCAAACGCTATATTGGTTCAACAAAACTGATTGATTTTGATAGACAAGAGTTTCAAAAATTCATTAACACATTTGGTATTGATCACGCCAAAGAAACAGTAACAAAAAGGCGTGTGCATATCGCCCAATCATTACGTGATGCCTATTCAGAAGGCATTATCGAGCGAGACCCCACTATTCGTATCAAGACCATCGGGCTAGATGGAAAATCAGAAGAACTTAAATTTTTGGAATTAGATCAGTTAAAGAAGATTGAAAACTTCTCCTTCAAAAACTTAAATACATCAGATGCATTTCTTGCAATGTTTATTGCAATTCACACCGGTATGCGTTTTGGTGAAATAGCTGCACTTAGATTAAATAACGTTAACTTTGAACAGAAAACGATAACCATCGAAAAATCTATGGATATGTTTCATAATGAAAGAGAACCGAAAACCAAAAGTAGTATCAGGACAATAAGAGTTGATGAAAAGTTACTCTCTGTTTTGAAAAATTTACGGTTAAATCAAACAGAGTTGATTATTAAATCAAATAATCAATTAGTTGGTCGATATTTACGTGATACAATTAAAGAGTTGAACATCAAACAAGTAACATTTCATGCTTTGCGTCACTCTCATGCATCATATCTAATATCAAGAGGAGTGGCTATTCAATACGTTAGTGAGCGCCTTGGCCATGCTGATGTTTCAATTACGCAACAAGTTTATTCTCACCTATTAAACTCTCTTAGAGTAAAGGAAGAATCGAAAGCAATATCGCTTTTAGATGATATATAA